GAAAGCAGAGGAAGAGGCCGCTGCCAAGAAAGCAGAGGAAGAGGCCGCTGCCAAGAAAGCAGAGGAAGAGGCCGCTGCCAAGAAAGCAGAGGAAGAGGCCGCTGCCAAGAAAGCAGAGGAAGAAGCTTAAATATTATTTGAATGATAAACATATTCATATAATATTACACCAACCAAAAAGAAAAATCATACACAATCCCTTTCAAAATAATGGCGATTCTTGATAATTCTCTGAAAAGAAATGGCATCGCTCAAAAAAAATGGACAAAAATAAATGTCCAATTTTCATTTCCCCAGAATAGTTTTGTAAAAAGTACCTCCAAAAAATGGGTCATTACCATAATGCTGTAAAATCTTATTTTTCATGTAAAAAGTTGTTACCGACTTTAAAAAAGTATATTTGGTATCAAATGATTTAGGCGAATAATCTGTTAGTAATATATACTAATATGGCTAATGATAAACTCGCCAAAATTCGCCCGTTATTTTATTGTGATAATTGTCATTATGAGTGCAGTAATCAAAGTGACTTTAATAAACACATGACAACTGATAAACACAATAGACTAACAAATACTAACAAATTAATCGCCAAAATTCGCCCATTATTTTATTGTGATACTTGTCATTATGGGTGTAGTAAACAAAGTGATTATAATAAACATCTTGCAACTAGTAAACATGATAGACTAACAAACCCTAATAAAATAATAACCAAAACATATGTATGTGGTTGTGGTAAACAATATAAGCATATGTCATCATTATGCAAACATAAAACACGATGTCATGTAAGTAATCAAGATGTAATTACAGAAGAGTTTCAACCAAATGAAAAAATACCATATGTGGAAACAAATCTTGTAATTGAACTACTAAAACAAAACCACGATTTCAAAGATTTGATGATTGAACAATCAAAACAATTAGCAGAACAAAATAAACAAAATGTAGAACTACGAGAGCAGCTATTAGAAGCAGTCAAAGACGGCAAACTATGTAATAATACTACCAATAATACTACCAATAATACTACCAATAACAAATTTAATCTCAACTTATTCTTGAATGAAACATGTAAGGATGCTATTACGATGAATGAATTTATCAATTCCATTGAAGTTACTATGGATGATTTCATTAGAACCGGCAAAATAGGCTTTGTAGACGGTATTTCTAGTGTTATGGTAGAACGCATAAAAGGAATGGATATGCATACAAGACCCATGCATTGTACAGATTTGAAGCGTGAAACCATATATATAAAAAATGATTATGCATGGGAAAAAGGAGACATTGACAAGACGCAATTGCGCAGAGCAGTAAAGAATGTAGCAAACAAGAATTATAAACAACTAAAACCATGGTTTGACAGTTCTCAACCTGAGGTAGATCAAATCGGAACAGACGAATATGAAAACTACTTCCAATATTATAAATCAGCATTAGGTGGTTGTGGAAAAGAAGAAGATAGGAAATTTGAAGATAAAATAATCAAGAATGTATTGAAGGAAGTGGTTGTAGATAAATGAGGACGGTTCCCCAATTCCTGATTTGTATATTCTTGATAATTCTCTGAAAAGAAATGGCATCGCTCAAAAAAAATGGACATTTATAAATGTCCAATTTTGATTTCCCCAGAATAGTTTTGTAAAAAAAACCTCCAAAAAATGGGTTGTTACCAGAATGCAGTAAAATCCTATTTTTCTTATAAAAAGTTGTTACCGACTTTAAAAAAGTATATTTGGTATCAAATGATTTAGGGGTAAAATATGGTTCAATATATATGAACGATATTGAACCATTTAACCCCATAAAAACCCCACACTTATATGAATGTACGATTTGTTACTTTAATACCAGCAATAAAAAAGATTATACCCGACATTTGACCACTGCAAAACATACAAAAAAGACCAGATTGAACCAGATTGAACCAATAATACCCATTAATACCCCTACACATCATATATGCATTGATTGTAATAAAGAATATACTTCTAAAAGTGGGTTATGGTATCATAAAAAGAAGTGTACAGGACCCCTTCAACTAGATAACCAAAAGCGTATTTCAAATAAAGTAGATGCTACACTTGTTATTGAATTGTTAAAACAAAATACTGAATTCAAACATATGATGATAGAACAAAATAAACATATATTAGACCAAAATGAAAAGATTACCGAATTAGCTAAGAATGCAGGCAATGTAACTAACAATACTACTAATAACACGACAAACAAATTTAATCTGAATGTATTTCTAAATGAAACATGCAAGGATGCTATTACAATGAATGAATTTATCAATTCCATTGAAGTCACTATGGAAGACTTTGTTAGAACAGGTAAGCTCGGCTTTGTAGATGGCATATCCACAGTTATGGTAGAACGTATCAAAGGAATGGATATGCATACAAGACCCATGCATTGTACTGATTTGAAGCGTGAAACAATGTATATCAAAAACGATGATGCATGGGAAAAGGGAGATATTGATAAGACTTTACTCCGTCGGGCAGTAAAGAATGTAGCAAACAAGAATTATAGACAGTTGAAACCATGGTTTGACAGTTCTCAACCTGAGGTAGATCAAATTGGAACAGACGAATATGAAAACTACTTCCAATATTATAAATCAGCATTAGGTGGTTGTGGAAAAGAAGAAGACCGTAAATTTGAAGATAAAATAATCAAAAATGTATTGAAGGAAGTTGTTGTAGATAAATAGAAAATATTTGTATAATGTATAGTGTATATTTTATGACAAAGACCTACAAAGTATGGAAAAAGTGTAAAAATGTACCGTGTGGAAAAACAATGGACAACTGTGAACCACATTATTGTAGTGGAAATAAACAAGGTTCAAAAAATTGGAGTAATTGTAATATGGAGTATATTTCACCAACTAAATACAAAAAACGTTTCACTAGAAAATGTAGACAAGAAAAAAATTCGCGTCCATTGAAAAAGCAATTATGTAAAACATCAAAAGTTCCGTTAAGTGTAAAAGCATCTATATTACATTCAAAAATGCCTTATATATGGAGATTTCTAAGCAATAAGACCCGTAAACAAATGATCAAACTAGCATTGAAACCAATGAGTAAGCTAAATGTGTAATATAATAATAAAAATTATTATATTGCAGTGATACAATTATAACCATTTTTTATGTTCCAATTGTTTGTAATCTCTATCATTTTGTCTAGGAAGTTCAAGTGGAACAACCAATGTACTTTGATCTTGACAATATTTAAGATAACCAATCGTTTCATTATATACAGATGGAACAATATAATCAAGTACAATTTTATTTAATCTTTCTACTTGTTCTGTTATATTATCAATTTGATGTTCTGCATATTGAAAATAAATACTTCTCATTATCACCTTTAAAGTATCAATATTTTGAGGAACAATAATATATTTATTATCAGATTTGGCATAAACGCCGGCACGTAACCCATTTTGAATAATTTGAATATTTTCTTTTGAGAAATATACTTGTGATAAAACATTATTTTCCAAAGTTCCCGTAAGAGCCTCACGATATTCAGTTGGTTTATTTTTCAATGCGATTTTTTCTTGCATTTTGAAAACGACATCAGGTGATGGTGGTTCTACAATATTAATTCTTCCATTATATCTTTCCGTTTCTAATATTTTTTGATCATTATTAACACTTGTATGTTTTAAATTAAGAATTGACATAATAGCTTTGTATATTCTTTCATCAGAAATAAATCACGAGCATTGAGAACCTTACTAAATATATTTAGACAAAAATGTATTATTATATATATTTATTGTATAATGGAAACATTTTACATAATAGCCTTGTCAATTACAACAATTGCATTAATTTTCTTATTGAGTTATGTAGGTATGCAAATGTCTTATTATAGAAATGATGATGCAACTTATCCACCGGTTGCTGCAAGTTGCCCTGATTTTTGGAAATCAAATGATGATGGTAAATGTGAGGTTCCAAATACAATAAGCGGAGCAGGATTCTGTGGCATTAGTAATGATATAAAAGTAAATAATACCTTTGTGTATTTACCTACTGATACAGCGGTGGTAAATGGTTTGGTCTCAAATTTAACGACAAACGAGTCATATCCGGTTGATCAAGGTAATACATATCATACATTTATGAATATTCCATTAATGCAAACAGCTGGTAAAGATTGTACATTAAATGTAACCGTTAAATATGTAGCTGATGTTACAAGCACCGATGATAATGGTAATTCTATTGCTACGGGAATAAATGGTATAATTGATAGTATTGAAGTAAACACACACGGAACTGGTTATATTGAAGGGAATGCAACAATTGCAGAGAATGCACTAGGAACAAACGACGAATTTGAATTAGCATTAACCACAACTGCACCGACTGGTGATGCATCAAAATATAATGTGAATCCTCCACAACTACAATTAGGAAATATATATAATAACCCAACTGATCTTATCACCGCCGAGGGAACCTATACTGTGTCCGTAAATACCAACGGTTCAGGGACAGGTTGTAAGGTAGTCGTGGTGACTGATGATAATACAATTGCATCTGTTACTGTATCAGAATCCGGTTCTGGTTATAAAGCAGGTGATATTATTACAATCCCACCAAATCAAATTGGCGGTTCAACAACACAAACAACTGCTAGTTTTGGATTATTTGAAGGTAAATGCACTGATCCTAATGGTACGGGTGATGCAAGCGGTGGTATTCAAAACATAGGTAGTGTATACAATAGCATAGGGTCCAGTAATTTAACGACAAATAATACACATGGATACGACGCAACAAGCACAACGATAGATTTTTCAAGTAATGATTGGGGTGTAGGTGCAAGTGCAATATGTAAGAAAAAGATTTGGGCAAGTCAATATGGATTGGTATGGGATGGTATAACAAACTATAATGGATGTTAAATAAACTATATTGGTAACAATAGTAATCAATATAGTTGAACTAAATGGTGAATTTAATAACACGTTGTTGTTCTCCTGATGCATAATCAAGGTCTTCAATAGATACAGGACGTTGAAAGAGTGAATATATAGGGAGGACCTTGTTTTGGACAACTTCATGTTCATTTACAATAACCATTTCCATCAAATGATGTTTTAAAAGTCGTACATTACGCATTTCAGGAATAATATCTTTAATTTGGAGTTGAACCGCTTGTTTTAAAAATTCTACATTGTTCGTTTTATGAAATTCTTCAATTAAATTACGACTACCTTCAATAGATCTAAATATTTTGTTTATCTTATTTTGTATAGCTTCATCACGAGTTTCGTTATGAAATAATTCATTGTATTTATGAAGATATTCACTATAATACTTTTTGTTTTCATTATACAAATCTAACCCTCCCTTAAACAATTCAACCGACTTGTCTTCACTAATATAATTAAACATGGTATCTAATTTTAGTTTTAATAAGTTATCACTTGATCCTTCAAAATCTTCCTTGAACAAGTCAAATAATACTTGAAATTGAGTTAGGAAACCAGGAAAGATTTGAATATCAAGAGAACATGGGTTGGCAGAGTCACCACAGATAGCCTCGTAAGTGTTCTCATTTTTACTGAATATACTACCGACTGGTCGTTTGCATTTAATACATTTGGGCTTGACTTGTAATACCATTCGTTTGGCAATACGTTTATTAGGTTCTCTATTATAGGCTTTTCTTTTCATTTCTAAGAACTCATTTTCATATTGTTGCTTTATTCTAAAATATTCATTCAATGCGTCTTTATAGTTACGTTGTTGTTCGGAAAAGTCATCATTTTCCGGTGTACTTCCTTGAATATTGTCAAGTTGTGAATTACGAAATGTAATACTAGGATTGTTCTCAAATTGAATATCAATAATACTATCTGGTTGGTTCTCAATTAATGTAATACTATTGTTTGAAGCGTGTAATTTGACCAATTTGTCTAATCCGTTCAAATTAAGATACTCAATTTCATTGAATTCACATATAAATTCTTGAATATTTTGGGGTAGGTTCTCAATGGTCTTGATTTTATTGTGTGAAATATTTACAAATTCCAATTTAGTCAGATTAGATATATCAATATTCTCAATGATATTGTAGGAAACATTCAACTTAATCAGAGTCTTAGGTAAGTTATCTATTTTTAATAGGAGATTATCAACACATTCAAATGATTCAACTGTTTTGGGTAATATAACATTGGTAATTTCACCTTTACCGAGAACAATATGTTTAATTTTGCCAAACCCTAAATTTGGCAATTCCGATAAATTCAAATCACCATGTAGAGGTGCATTAATTCGCAGAGTATCAACTTCTTTTGAATATGTTTCTAAAATACCAAGTAACTCTTTTTGAGCAGTATTGTTTAGTTCAATGATTTCATAGTGTTTGCTTTTATTAATAGACATTTGACTGATACAATTGGTATAGATAATAAACAGAATAAAATTATGTGTATTATCCTAGCATGAAGGGTAAATTAGTAACTCGTGATATATGTTGGTCATCAGTATTAGAAACCTCATCTTGATAGTACCTTATCTTAGACATAACGTATTGTTGATCATGTATCATTTTTTGATGTCGGTCATAGTCAGTTGGTTTATTTAAACTACACCGATATAGTATGGCACATGTAACGGCAACAAATACAATGAAGACAATAGTATTAAATGCATAATAATATACATTTACACGATTGGTATGACATTGTTTTAGTGTATTAAAAAGAAAATTTTTAGTTGATGATTCAATGAGAGAAGGTTGTTCCATTGGTTTCTTACTAGTATATACTAAAATAGGATGAAAATACGATTACATATACGCTAAATAGTACATTACAGCCATATAACTAAAAATGGCAACGATAATGGAAATAATCCAAATAGGGATAACAGTTTTATGACGGTATCCAACACCAAATGGTCTAAATCCACCCTCTTCGTTGTATAGTAGAACAGGTTTGGTAATATGTATTGTGGAAAATACGAGTAAAAACAAGATAATAGCAACACTTAGTTTATTATAACGAATAAATCCTTTCAAGTTATGCATTTTGTTTGTAATTATAGTTATAATACAATTACAAATTATGTTGGCTAAATACCCTTAAAAATCATCATCATCATATATATCTTCTGAATCATATCCATCATTATATTCTTCCCCTAAATTACTGAAATCGTATGTATTACGGTTATAATCATCAGTTTCTGGAATTTCATCAAATTTATCAAGTTCAAAAATATCAAGCGATTCAACTTCAACATCCGCAATTTCTGGATTTTCATCATACAATTCTGCAATCATCTCAGTTCGTTCTCGTTCATATGTATTTGGATCATATTTGAAAAGACCCTTTTGTTGACCAACATTCCATCTTCCAATTTTATAGTTTTTCATAGCGTCTTCTATTTTACGTTCTTCTTCACTCATATTATCAATACTAAAAAAGGCAACAATGCGATTTCTTTCTTTATCCTTAGCTCGGTTCATTTTCTTCATAATTTGTTCATATGATAAATCAATTATCTTCTTGTTTTCTTGTTCTATATCTAAAAACGAAATAAGTAGTGAGCATACCCGTTGTTTTAATTCACGACGGTCACCTGATACAATTTGTATTTCTAATAAATCATTATTTGCACTCATCATTTCATCTGTGATATTTTCTTCTATACTATTCAATGCATTAGATGGATTTTTTGATGTTTCAATTTCAGTTCGGCGAGTTTGTTTCAATTCTTGTATATCAGCACGTATGAATGTGTCATCATTAGAACATACGATATACTCGTAGATTGCACTATAAAAACAGTAAGTATATAATTGGTATACAGTTTTCTTATCCAATAATGAATGGAATGATACTTTATTATTATCAATATCCTTTACCAGTTCAGTATGAACCGGAATATGTTGCATAAACGCATTCATGCTGATAAGTCTATTGTTAACCTCTTGAAGTAGTTGGACAATGACATTATCCTCTTGAAACGCTTCTAATTTTTCATAGTATTTATCAATGAATTTTTGTAAATCAAGTTCGTGTTGTTCGTGAATATTCCAATGTTTAGGTACCCTTTTAAAAAATGGAGATTTAGTCAATAGAGCAATAGGATAAACCTTTGTAATTTGATATACTGCATCATGAATAAATTGAAGTGCAGAATATAGACCTTCTTCATAATATTCATCAGTTTCAGTCATGGACTTGTCTATGTTCCATTTATATATGTTTGCTAAAAATAATGCTAATTTATTGAATTGATTCCCATCAAGATTACCATGTTTATCAATAAATTCCATTATATTTTTATAAAGATCAGTATTCGCCTTATGTAGATACTTGGACAAATTTGCTAATTCAGGCGTTTTATCGGCTGACATAGTTTTTGGATTATATGTATTGAGAACCTTCATTAAATGTTTTCGCAAAGGTTCATCAATAACATTGGTATCTTCATCATCCATTTTGTTAATAATTTCTTTTAATACGGTTACACGATTGAATGGTAACGGGTTATCAATTGTAATCAAATTCTTTTCGTACACTATTGACATTAGTTTATTGAAATCTTCAATTGTATATCGTTTACCATTTTTCTTTAAAAATTCAATCTTATCAGATAATGTCCATTTAGTATCATACATAGGAGGACGTTCAGAACAAATACTTTGATATATTTCAGGGACAGGTAAGTCCCTATCAAAATTACAGTAATGAATAATAGAAGAATAAATTTTATCTTCCAGATTACCAGATGAAACAACTGAATAGTTAATTCCCGTAAAATCCGGATGATATAATATTGGTGCTCTGGTTAATGTATTCACATCATCTAACATTTTGCCCAAACTAGATACAATGTGAATATTATTACGTATGCTATCATCTTCTTCATTAAAATAAGTGATGGGATTGGTAATATCGGTTTCATTACAACATGAATTTTCTATGAATGGGCGAGTAGTTGTTTTTAATAATAAATCCTTATTTTTTACAACACGATTGATAGTTTCAATAATACCATAACCATATTGTACAATCTTACTTTTTAAGACAGCAATACTTTCATGTTGATGAGATTTACCATGTCGCATTAAATCAATCAGGTCTTGTTTAAATTCTGAACCAATTGTACGTAATGTTTTGACGATAGTGAAATCAACCACTGGGGGTAAGAAGTGTTTCCATTTTGATATTTGATGTTCTTCTGGTGAAACTAATTGTGGATTAAGAAGTACATATTCACGTTTCTTTGCATACATATCAGAAACATCATTACGATTAATAACATTTTTTTCAAGAATTTGTTTAATACGGCTGGCTAAAAGATCAGTCTTGTATTTTTGAATAGAATCCCAAGGAGATATTTGACTCTTAATCTTGTTTATTACACATGCAATATATTGAATACCAGTAGTATCTTCTATTCCGTCCATAGGAAATCCACTGAATGAGCGAATGCAACCAGGGAAAGTGCGTGTTGTTTTGAAAGAGGGAATCGCCGTTTGAATTGCAACAAGAAGAACACTGGCGATAATAAAAATCATGGTTTCATTGCGATAATTTATAAAAGGAGCAATAACTTTATCCTTATTTTGTTTCAATAATTTGGCGGAACGTTTATCATAGGCCCGTTCGGTCATAATATTGGTAGTAATCATTTCATTTGATAGACGCAAAATAAATTCTTCTAATCCATCAATTTTGATATCAATATTGAAACATATTGCAGAGAATACATTATAAATTGTTTCGGCTGTTTCGTTTTCAAAGACACGTTTTTCTTTTTTACCTAAGTTTTCCATAACAACTGTACCTAAGTCTTTTTCCATAATTTCATGACTGGTAATACTAAATCCAGTATCAACATCTGCATTCACAAAATCTCTTTTACAGAGGACCTCGGCTGTATATTTATCTACAACATTGTCACCGTCATCACTTATAGTACCAACGGTTCTAATTAATTCATCCAGTTTAGATTCATATAGAACACGATTATTATTGAATGTTAGAGCCAATGTATATATAGAAACAGCAAACAATTGGGTATTCGTACTTTTACAATATAACCAATGTGGGTCTTCATCGAGTTCAGTAACCATAGGATTTCTACAATATTCATCAACAAACGTAACGATATCCTTTTGTTTTTTTATGAAATCAGATTGTCCCATAATAAGAGAACGAGTATACAGATGAGGTGACATTAACAGTTCGGTTGGTCGTATTAAAGTTCCAATAGTAAATGCCAAATCATTTGGTTTTTGCAAATGAATATCTTTCAACATTGTAGATTTCTTTAATAAATCTTGTTGTGTCTTAATGTTCTCATCTAGTTTTGTTTGTAATTCTTCAACTGATAATTCATAACGTTTATCAAATTCACCCAATAATTTTTGTCGGTTACGTTGATTAAATTGTGATCGTGATTGTTCAATTGAGTCACAAGAACCACTTGTTATATTTTTATAACACTCTCTACTAATATTACAGAATAATGCATTTGTATCTAAAAACGCTTCATCATCAATGGTATCATCTTGTATCCAATTATCCTTCAATCTACGATAGTATGTAATTTTTTTACGAATATCAGACTCAATTTGTATAGCTTCCATCTCACTTTTTGATAGTTTATCTTCGTCAATGCCTTCTGGCAAAGAAGGACGGACTTCTAATATAGCGTATTCACCATCTCTTACCATTTTTTTACCAGCAATTAATGTAGTAGCAAGTTCTCCTGCAATATCCGGTTGAGATCCATGTATATGAATTAGATTTTCTACAAGAAATTCGTGAAATTCAGCAGGAGATTTTTTAGTTTGTTCATCCTTGTATTTTTTAAGAATATCATAGGGAGTATCATCAAAATCATTATCATAGTATACTTCTTCCTTATCATTATCTTTTTGTAGGTCTTTCATAGAATTATATTTTTTGGTCAAAAACCGACGTGTGCAATCTCTGGGTTTAATGCGTTCATTATCTGTCATATCATCCAAATTAACATTAGAAAGAGCATCTGTCATATTATCAGGGGTAATTAAAGAAACAAGAAGGGAAGTAATTATATTCGTATACAAGTTAGAATTATCAGAATCATTCATTCGTAAGAGTAATTCTTGTGTAGTCAAGTTAGAATTCATCTTATCTTTAAATAAGAAAGCATAACTATGAAAGAATGGATTGGAAATATCTTGATTTGCATTGATTAAACTAAGTAATTTATTAGGATTTTTGATCATTTGGTATTTTGTATTGCGTAACACATTATATTTCTTTAATTGTGTACCAAGCTGACGTTTTATTTCACTAATACGTTCTTTCATAAAGAAACGGATTTCCATATAATGTTCATACGTAATGTCAGAAGGATAAATCATGAACGGCTCTAATTGTTTAACAATTTCATTAAAAGACACCTTATCCTTAATGTGTTTACGTACTAAACGAATGAGGAACAATGTATTAGGAATAATAACTTCAAGTATTTGTTTAAATTTCTCATTTTCATCAAAATGTTCAATATCAATACTTGGATCCACCATAAATTCTTGTATGGAACTTAGAAAAGTATATTTTTCATCTTTTTCCATTTTTTCATAATCAAGTTGTTTTGATAAGTCACTAATAACATGAGGAACAACATCAGTATTTTTTCGTAATAATTTGAAAAGCATAAGATAGTTCTGATGTAATGTAGCTCTATCAAGCATATTAGTAGATGGTAAACTGATAGTAGAGAACTTAACAATTGGTTCAGGCATTGTAAGTAATGATTTAACCGTCATTTTATCATTTTGAGTCATTGTTTTACGAGAATATATAGTTTTACCTGTCTTTAATGTTTCCTTATCCATATTAGTTTGACCTAGTCCATAGCGTTGAATAACAAAATCTGCGGATTTAACCTGATTATCTTTATCAATTACAGTGGATTGAAATCGTCCAAGATTATCTACAATGGTATCAATGCTAGATAAAACGTCTTTGTTTGCCAAATAATCATCTGTATTGTCTACATTCTCATATGATGCCATAATATTTTGTATGCGATTATTTAAACTAGAATAGGTAAGGGTTTTATCAATATGCTTACGATCATAATATTTTGTTTGTAATGTTTCAATAGAACGTAATTCTTCACCAAATGTTTCAGCAATGACGTCTTGTTCAATTAGATTGGATACGCCATATAATTTCTTACGATTGGTAACCACAGGGATAATCCATTTTAGTGTTGTATCTAAATTATAAATACGTTGAACTAGTGGTTTATTATTATTACCAACATGTTTTGCAGAATATACATTATCATCGCCATCAAAATCTGAAAACTGATGTCTTAATTCTTTAAAACGTTCAATTAATAAATGTAAATTGTTAATAACTGCATCAGATCTTTGACTATTTGGAATCGTAGATAATATTTCATCCATTAAATCATTTACTTGTGCATCAATTCCATACCGACGTTCTGATTCAGGTATTTCAACCAATTGTCGCATAGGTTCTTGGCGTTCTCCGAATACAATATCATTTGCATCAATATACATTTTATGAAGCTTATCGCGAATATTTTCATCAATTTCAGAATCCTCTGGTATTTTTATAATTGACTCACCAGATTCAGTAAATTGTATAGATGGACCATTATTAATTTCATTTGTATCTATAATTACATCATTATTTTCAGAATCAACATCTTCACCTATTTGAGATTTGACAGTGGAAAGTGACGCTACATCTTTTAATAAAGTAGGTTTATCAATAATAACAATGGATTTAATTGGTAAATTCTCTGGAATACCTTTATATCCAAAATTTAGATATATACTTTTTAACTCAGGATAGGTAGTAACTTCAATCATGTCTTCATCTAAATTCGTAATTTCACCAGTAATAATAGCTTCAAAATCACCACCGAAATGGATACGTATCCATGTTCTTGGTAACAAATTATTTTGTTTAGCATATCCTTTAACTTCATTTTTAGTATGCAAATTAATTTCAGTAATACTTTCATCTGTAAATGTGCCGTCTTCGGTAATATTCAGTAGATAAAACCGTCCATTAGAAATATTGATGATTTTTATTTTTTCATCATCTACATAATCAATAAACGCATGTATTTCATGTATGTCGGGGTTTGTTGGAGCAATAATTTCAATAATATCACCATATTCTAATATAACACTATTTGGGCTAGTGGGTGAGTCTGTTACAATGGTTTGAGTTTCTATAACTTCATTTGAAACATCATCCATAATTAATCCGTTATAATATATAATTACAAGATAATTACATCTAAATTATATTTCGTAAATAGTATATGTGTATTTATGAAATGAAAAAGAAATAGAATAAAGAGGTGAATTATAATAATACACCCAGAGGAATGAATATGGATATTGATCTTGATAACCTAAACAAAATGAATCTGACACATAAATTATCATATAGTGATGGTGAATATTACCAGTCATTTCAATACGATAAGGGTATGCTATGCTATAATGATGAAAAACGTAGTTTACATCGTCAAACATGGTTATCTTATCCAGACAATAAATTACTTTCTATATCTATACCAAAGTCACTACACGATAATGAATTTAAAACGAGATATCCAGTAATTGACGAAAACATATTGGTAGTAGAGCATATAGAAGGAGAACTATTAAGTTTATATTACGATAAACGTATAAACAAATGGAAACTGACAATGGATAATAATCTATCAAATCCTCATATAGTATTATCCATTTTCTATGATATATTTAATACATCAGACAATCAAACATTAAATGATATTGCCATGTTAAACTATTTTGCAAAAGATTATTCATATACATTTATATTAAAGATACCGTCAATAAACTTGTATAGAAATATAAAAGAACCAGAATTATATTTAATATCGGTTTATAAGATAGAAGATAGAAGTTCGGAATATATTAGTCCAATTGAATACGAGAATTGGTCTATATTCAAGGAAGTAAATAATATTATTAAAATGCCACAATATTATAATATTGATAAATATAGTGAATTATCAGAGAGAGAACTAAGTCAAACTTATGGAACTACTATATCAGGCATGATAGTTAAAAATATAATTACTGGCGAACTTTGCAAAATACTAACATCACAATATAAATTATACATAGATCTATTAAGAATTGAACCAATAATCCGTTATAAATATTTATGTATTATTCGGATCGGTAAAATAAACGAATACATCAAAGTATATCCAAATATCAAAAATGAATTTTTAAAAATGAAGGATATATATAATCAATTCATAAACTGTCTATATTATGCATACAATAATAAATACAAATACAAACTGGATAATCAATACGATACAAAAATAAATACGATTATTCGTAAAATACACCAACAAATATATATGTCTCAACCCAGAGAAAATAGTATTGCAATTAATCGCAATACTATAAAAAAATATATGAATAGTTGTGATCCTAATCATTTATATTATCTATTACATTGTACTGTATAAAGCGGATAACTTGCTTAGATTTTTAACATATTCTGTACAATGATCCTTATTAGAACTATTCATGCCATTAATAGGACCGCGAATTTTATCAATAATTTTAATAATATCAGAGGCATTAGAAAAGGATTGAACATCTTGACTATAATCTTTCTCAAAAAAGAATGAAATATTACCACTATCAATTACATCTTTGTATGGTGAATAAACATGTTTAAACCATGCCTTTATAATGATAGATGGATTTGCACGTTTGATAGTTTCAAATGAAGACTTCGCTTGTGCAATTTCTTGATTATCTGGATAAATTCCAATAATATCATTTAAAAACTCTAAAAGGTGAGTGTTGAATGCACGTGAAATTGTTGGTTTATCCGTCATGTTTAATTAATAATAAGATAAAAAGTTTATATTGTTTTTGTAGATAATTATTAAATATGTTGTCCTAATGGTTGTTGCGGAGGCATTATTTGACTAATATCATCCATCCTTTTTTGTTGTAGAGTATCAACCGTAACATCAGTTGATACTTTATCTGCTTGATATGTATCTTCCGGTGTATTTATAAAATTAATATTCTCAGTTGCAGAAACATAATTATACAATTGTCGTTTCCCACTATTGCTTTTTGCACTCAAATCATCAGGTGTAAGGTCATACATAGTAAATTGTTCTGATGTAATATTTGTACCACCGGATGATTTGCCTAAATAAAATGAAGTAGGTTCAGTTGCTTGTGTAATTTTTTGGGTAGCACTAACTTGTTTCAATGTACTATGATAATGTTTAATAATATCATCACCAACAATCACTTTATAACCAGTTTTGATAAGTAATAGTGACGGAACATTTTGAATATTAGGAGGCATTACAACCTTTCCACCGTTTTCAAGGGTAATATAGGTTTGGTTTGTATTTGCATCACGACTTCGTTTGTCTATGCATATAAAACTAATTTTATCTGACATATTAGATTTAACCAACGTTTGAAGTATTTTTTGGGAATGTTTGCAGTAATTGCTATAATATAATATGTCCATGACCTGTTATATTATAGGATAAAATAGATTTTGTTAGAAAAACGTATTCATGCTAAATATTTATGCCATTCCAATACACATAGAATGTAAAAGTCTATTTTGGAAATAGAAAATAAAGTATCCTACTGCAATAGATAACATTGATAGGTAAAAGTCTATACCTTTACGCTTGGAAATACCAACCATAAGTGTAGATGCTAAAACCATAGTAAGTAAAATCAAACCAATTACAGAAAGATAGTAAAAGTAAATGCAGTATTCTCTGTTGAGAGGTCCAAACAAAGTATCCATTAGATTATTGTCCATATCTATGAAATAGTAATAGAAAAAATAATAATTTCAAATATACTAAATCAATACACAATCTGGAATGTTAGAATGAACTAATAAATGTATTATACCGACCTAAATAGGTATAAACGCAAATTAGTGTATTTAAAATATATACTTCTATTTTATAAGAATTTATGGATAATTCAACAACATGGAATGTAATAAATAAATACTTTGAAGAAAATCCCCAAAGTTTAGTAAGACACCATATTGAATCTTATAATGACTTTTTTAAAAACGGGATATTTCAAACATTCAAAGAGAAAAATCCGTTAATAATAGGAACAAAATTTGACGAAAAATTAAATGAATATCGTTCACAATGTATTATGTATTTTGGAGGAAAAAATGGAGATAAAATTTATTATGGCAAACCTGTTATTTATGATGACAATAATTCACATTATATGTTTCCAAATGAGGCTCGGCTCCGAAATATGACATATGGAATGACAATACACTATGATATTGAAGTTGAATTTATTGATATTTTAGATGAAGGACAACAGCCAATTCCAGTAGGTCCAGATGAATTATTTCAAATGGATGAAAATATTAAGGATAATAAGTTTAACAATTTGAAATCTGTTACTTCACAACAGATTGAAGAAAAGCAGCAATTATCAAAGAAAACGAATGGAGATATAGATGAAAATGACGACTTAGAAGGTGGTGCACCAGCTCGTCGTAGAGGTAAACGTAAAATGGATCAATCAACAACTGAACAAACTGCATTGATACGTGAATTAACAGAAAAATCTATGGTAGGAGAGAACAAACAATCCCGTACAATTGTTCTTGAAAAAGTATTCTTGGGTAAATTCCCAATCATGGTTCAATCAAAGTATTGTGTATTATCTGGCTTACCACGTGAGGTTAGACACACCATGGGCGAATGTTTGAATGATGTCGGTGGATACTTTATCATTGATGGTAAAGAGAAAACCGTGGTATCACAGGAGAAGTTTGGAGATAATATGTTATATATCCGTAAATCTGGTGATGAAAAATATTTATATTCTGCTGAGATACGATCAGTATCAGAAAACGTATCAAAACCAGTGAGAACATTATCTGTTAAAATAATGGCTCCTTCTCCCACATATACATTCAAAAATATTGTGGTTAATATTCCTAATGTAAGAAAACCAGTACCATTATTTATTGTATTTCGTGCATTAGGTATAACATCTGATAAACAAATTATTACGATGTGTCTATTGGATATTGAAAAATATGAGAATATGATTGATTTATTTGCACCATCAGTTCATGATGCCGGAGGCATACTGACGCAACGAAATGCACTAAAATATATTGCTTCTTTTACAAAAGGTAAAACCGCTACTCATGCATTGGAAATACTAGCAGATTATTTTCTTCCACATGTAGGTGAGATAAATTACATACAGAAAGCATATTATCTTGGATATATTACATTTCGTTTATTAAATGTATATTCTGGGGTAGAGGAACCGACTGACCGTGATAATTTTAAATATAAACGTATTGAACTAGTTGGTTCATTGACGAATGAATTATTCAGTGAATATTACAAAATTCAACAAAGACAAATACATCTTTTATTTGAAACTGAATTAAACAAGAATAAAGCGATATATGAGAACAATTTACAAGGGTTAATTGAGCAACATTTTAAAAGTGCGTTTAGTCAACGCGAAGTGGAAGCAGGATTTAAGCGAGCATTTAAAGGTAATTGGGGGGCACATTCTCATACAAAGAGAATTGGTGTTGTTCAAGATTTGAATAGATTATCACATAATTCTGCATTGAGTCATCTACGTAAAACAAATCTATATTTAGATCCTAGTGTCAAGTTAGTAGGTCCTCGTGTCTTACATAGTACTCAGTGGGGATTTTTTGATCCAATTGATACACCGGATGGTGGAAATATTGGCATTCATAAACATATGGCAATAACAGCCTATGTAACACAAGGATATTCACGAGAACAAATTATCAAATGGTTACGTGAAAAAGTAGAGATGAAGTTACTCGAAGAGTGTAGTCCAATAATAATATCCAGATTAACCAAAGTAATGGTAAATGGTTTATGGGCAGGTGTTATATCAAACCCCAAAGAAACAGTTGATAAGATTCGTTTATTCAGACGTAATGCATTGATTCCAGTTTACACGAGTGTAACATTCAATATAAGTCATAATACTGTTTATATTTATACAGATGCTGGTAGAATTTGCCGACCAGTATTTTATCGTGATGCAGAAACAAATAAAATGTCCTATGATAATGCAGTTCAGCGTATATCGGATAATGACTTTACATGGAATGATCTTATTTCTGGTTTCAATAAGAAGGTTTCGGGATTTAACCCAAATAGCTATAAAATGTATGAACTACATGAATTATATCAGGGTATAGATGCGGAAACAAATCCGGCAAAGTTAAAAAGATTTTTAGAAGAAAAGGCAGTAATTGATTATATTGACACAAATGAAACAGAAGATGCACTGATTGCAATGAATATACAAGATCTTGAAAATGATAAAAATTCAAAACATACTCATTTGGAAATACATGAGTCTTTGATATTTGGCATGTTAGGGAATATGATCATATTCCCTGAAAACAATCCAGCGACACGTAATTCATTTTCATGTGGTCAAACAAAACAAGCTTGTTCCATGTATCACACAAATCATCAAGTGCGTATGGATAAAACAGCAGTGGTATTATCTTATGGACAAAACCCTCTATTAAAAACGCGATATCTTGACCCTATAAATAACGAAAGCAATCCATATGGCGAGAACACCATCGTTGCTATTATGTGTTATACTGGATATAACGTAGAAGATGCTATTTTAGTAAATGAAGGCGCATTAAAGCGTGGTTTATTTCAAACAACCTATTATAGTACATATGAAACACATGAAGAAAAAAGCCAATCCGCAGATGGTGTAACCGAAAAGAAATTTACTAATATAGAAACCGACATAGAGGTGGTTGGAACAAAATCAGGTTATGATTATAGTAAACTGGATAAATATGGTATTATCAAAGAAAACACAGAAATAGATGAGAAAACTGTATTAATTGGAATGGCTACTACCAGCTCACAAAGCGGTAGTAAAAAGGTAGATTCATCAAAAACGCCTAAGAAGGGACAACTTGGTATTGTAGATAAAACATTCATTACTGATGGCGAAGAAGGAACTAGAATAGCAAAGGTTCGTGTTCGTGAAATCAGAATCCCAAATTTAGGTGATAAGATGGCATCTCGTGCAGGTCAAAAAGGAACAGTTGGTTTGGTAATACCAGAAGAAGATATGCCATTTACAAAAGATGGTATGCGACCAGATTTAATTATAAATCCCCACGCTATTCCATCACGTATGACAATTGGTCACTTGGTTGAATGTATTATAGGAAAAGCAGCGGCATTATATGGTGGATATAGCGATTGTACCGCTTTTAATAATAAAGGGTCTAAGACAAAGGTATTTGGTGATATGTTATCCAAAGTTGGTTATCATTCAAGTGGAAATGAAGTATTATATAACGGTATGACTGGTGACCAAATTGAGACTGAGATATTTATGGGACCTAATTATTATATGAGATTGAAACATATGGTAAAGGATAAAATAAATTATAGAGCTCGTGGGCCAAATACTGCATTAACACGACAACCTGTATCTGGTAGAGCAAATGATGGTGGTCTCAGAATAGGAGAAATGGAACGTGATGTATTGATTTCTCATGGTATATCCGACTTTTTACGTGAATCTATGATGGAACGAGGAGATAAATATCAACTTGCAATATGTAATACAACTGGCATGATTGCTATACATAATCCATCAAAAAATTTATTTTTCAGTCCAATGGCAGATGGTCCATTACGATATACCGGACAATTATCAGCGAATGATATGAGAATTGAAAATATAAGCAAATTTGGTCGTAGTTTTAGTATTATAAGTGTTCCTTATTCATTCAAATTATTGCTACAAGAATTACAAACTGCAAATGTACAAATGCGAATTATTACCGATGATAATATTAAACAATTAGAGAACATGACGTTTTCCAAGAATATTGATAAATTAACATTCAAATCAAATGTTGATATACAAAATATTGTGTCAGAAAATATAACGAACTTATCAATCGCTAACCGTGAAATAGACAATGTTGCACCCCCTAAATCCTTGTCAAAACAGTCCGATAATGATATAGAAACAAGTCCCCAAATGGCAACGGATTCACCATATATAATTACGGATGAAGATTATGCACAAATAGCACAATCTAAACTGACGGCTACATCACCATTATATAATCCAAATTCACCAGAAAGTATTCAAATGGCAACGGATTCGCCATATATAATGACTGATGACGACTATGCACAAGTAGAACAATCTAAACTAACCGCTACATCACCATTATATAATCCAAACTCACCATATGAAACACCAGTAGATATGGAAACACAAACATTATCACAAGAAGCACGTAGTTATTCATCCGGAGATACTGTATTTTATAGAGGAGACGAAACGCCTAACCGAGTATGGAATGTAACCAGCATCGGAGACAAGTATATTAAAATAGAAACGGATATACCAAGTGTTAATGGAACTGATACGGTAAAAATGGTAACAGCGTCTGATATATATAAAGTAGATCCGTCATATGAATCATCTCTATCATATACCCCTCCTCCACCACCATCCCAATCGTCATCCAATGAAATGACTGGTGGGGCAGTTCCCCATGTAGGAACTAGTTATCATAAGTCTGGAAATGATATGCCTAATATAACCATAGCACCAGTTATCAAAGTAATTACAGATGGAAATGATAATTCAACTGGCAACGAAGTACCTCATTCTGAAACACTGAATGAAGAGCTAGATTCACAAATGCCAATTAAGCAAATGAATACTATAACTGATACAACACCTAACCCAATACCCGACGATAAACCAAGTGAGTCAAGTGGTTTTTTTGATTCTATTCGTATAATAAAAAAAGACTAATACAAAAAATTGAAACTGTGATGATAAATATATAAAAAGTATAACTCTTATTATATATAATGACTACTACTAATAACAAAATATTAAAGATATACAAATCTCGCATAACATTAACTGATCAACTTGAAAGTTTACAATATGATGTTAGCGAATATCAACAGTTTAGTATAAATGAAATTGATGCAATGAACAATAATTCTCAATTAGACATGCTTGTAACAAATAAAACATTAGGTAAGACAATTTATGTAAAATATAATTTAACTTCCAAACAGTTAAATGCACAAACATTAGATAATATTATTGAGGATTTATACACAATTGATACTGTATTAACAACCAATGATACACTTATGATTATTAATGATATTGAACCAAATGATTCCATTATGACAAAAATACGTTATCTATATGATCACTCTGGTATATTTGTAGTAATTCACAATATAAATCGTCTCCAATACAATATTTTGAACCATACACTAGTACCTAAGTCAAAGATTTTAGCCGAGAAAGATATAGAAGAATTTAAGCAAAAGTACAATATAATGAATTTAAACCAAATACCCGAAATTTCCCGATTTGATCCACAAGCCTTAGCTATATGTTTGCGACCAGGTGATGTATGTGAATATACCCGAAATAGCCCTACTGCAATGAATGCGAAATATTATAGAATATGCATAGGTTGATTTGCATAGGATAATATCATAACATAATATATAAATATGTCATCATCGGATATCATTATTGCCTATAATAAAAATGATTTTTTTTATGTAAATGCCGAAAATAATGGTGAAATGCCAGTCAAAAGTGATTGTAATAGTTTGGATATAATGAATGTAAATTGGGATATCAGTTGTAATCCTACGCATTTTGATGATAATAGTGGGAATTGTTTAAAGCGAGCATTATGTGTTAATAAAGAACTAGCTGGAACATTAAATGAATTACAAAGACAACATAGTGGGTCAGATGAACGTTATGCAAATGCAAAAGATATATATGACGAAACATTTGCCCATACATTAAATTTAGGAACAGGTATTGTATTACTTTCTGTATTACTATACAAAATAGTAACAACAAATAATAATATATAATTGTATTCTGATAAATATAGAACTATATATTAATAATATGAATGAAAAATATGGTATATCAGAGGAGGATAATATGAAAATTTTTAACCAATTACAGAATGAATATAATAGTGGCTGTAATACTAATCCAAGCGGACCTACTTGTGATAATAAACGTAATAATATAAATCAAACTGCATATGAATTTCGTAATGCATCTAACAGAGCAAGAAAGATAGCAGAAAATATTGAAACTAGAAGAAAGAAGTCAGATTATATATGGAAAAGGAAGTTGAAAAGGCGGGGGTGGTGGCGGCGGTGGTATTGGGTGAAACACCCTATATCAGTTAAACGACCACCAATTGAATGGCAAAAATGGAACTCTGTTGTCAATAGTAAAACGAAATATGATAATAACTTACAGCTCTATAATGAATCATGTAAGGATAATCCAAATGGCGAAGGTTGTGTTGAATTAAACAAAAAAATAAAATCTGTGTATAATACAGTTATATCAAATATGGTGACTAAAACTAACGAAGCATATAATAAAACAACTACAGTGAGAAACGAAGTAGCTACTGGATTTAACGCTTTAAAAAACGTAGAAGGATTTGGTGATAATACAGTGAAGTTTCGCCGTACTATGCAACTAAGTTTATTATGGACTGTTTTAGCAACTTGTCTTTTATTTTACCTATTCAAACAAATATAATTTTTAACGATATAATACAAAAGTATTCTATTGTTATAGTATAAAGATGACGGATATAGTACAAGTTTTACCATTACCAGATGATAAATACTTATTTGCCAATAAACAAGGAATTACTGGTATTGACAATAAAAATATTCCCAAATATACACCAAATGGGGAATATGAAATTAAGGCATCTTCAACCGCTCCGGGCAAAGAACCATATTTTATCGCAAATGAAGATGATAGAGACTATTGGGAATGTAAAACCAAAACGACTGGATATTCTCAATCTCCATATTTAACTTCTGATGAAAATACATCATCACCATATCAAGGCGGAGGATCAGTGGAAACCACTTGGACAACTCCTGTTACAAATAATGATAATGTGGCAAATGTACGTGGTGAATGGATACAAGTACGAATACCATTTAATACATATATACAGAAATATGGTATAACTACTCCTTCATATACAGCAAATAATACATTTCCAATGTCTATTATGTTAGTTGGTTCAAATGATGAGAATGAGTGGAAACAATTGGATATACATAAACTTGAAAAGGATGAATTACCCGGTTTTCCAAATGGTGGAAGTGTTAGTAAAACCATAGAGATTAATTCCACCGAAAAGTTTTCATATTTTAGACTTATTATACTTCTAATGGGACCAAATACGGATAAAGTGCGTATTAATAAATTTGAAATACATGGAACCACTATGGTAAGTCATAATAGAAAGACTACAAAACCAGAAACATTTATTACATTAAGCCGATGCAACGAAATAATGGAAGAAGATGACATTGCTACAACATATGATGGTATTAATATGTTTGATAGACAATATGCCAAAATCAAAGATATTCAGTCATATAGTTATAATTTAGACAATGCCAAAAATAATAACAGAAATCAGCATACGAAAACACAGAAACATAATTTAGATTATATAGTAACTATGAGTATTATAAGTGGTGCTTTATTATCAGGTGTATTTGCATATGAATTTTTACGTAGGTATTAGTTTGAAAAACATGTAATTACACCCTTGACTTGAATAATATTGTGTGAAAATATATATATATATATAACAATAACAATGGTGAATTTATTAAACAATAAAAAGCCTCGTATAAATTCAACGCATATGGAAAGTTTTTCAACTTACGAAACAACTCCTGTATTGCATACCCGTGTTCAAGAACCATATGATAACCAAACTGATATAGCGGACATGGATATAGATGATTGGAAATATTTAGCAAGTTTAAATAAGAATGAAATAGAAAAAACTATAGATAGACATAATGGTGTACCAACAGAAAATGTAATGAATGTACATGCAAATGATATAAATGACATGATTGAACAAACACATATGGTATACACATTAGGTACAGTGACAGGATTAACATTATTAATTGCCGGTATATTTATAGCCCGCGAATAAATGTAACAGAAATACATTATAAAATATTTATATAATGTATAAATATGTCACCGCCGCAGGATCCGCTTGATGAGATGAAAGAAATACAAGAATTTCTTCAAGACGAAAAGGTTATTCTTGATGGAATTAAGACAGATATAGATGATGCTTTAACTAGTAAGCAGCGTGAAATAGATTTGAACGAGAGTTACAGATTAAGACAAGACGAATATACACGAATGAAAGTAGTAATTGTATTAGCATTAGCTGTGTGTATTTTTATTATTCTTATTAATAAACGTTTTCCTGTAATACCGTCTATATTGAGTACATTAATTATATTAATAATTATTCTTGTTGCATGTATATATTGTATTTTCAGTTATTCAACTATTACTACGCGTAGTAAGATGGATTATAATAAATTAGATCTTACTGGACCAACTGTACTTACTAGCTCAGAACTAGAAGCAAATCGTGCAAAGGCTGGAAAAGCAGGTGATTTATTAGGTACAATTGGTTCATTAGGTTGTGTCGGCTCAGATTGTTGTAATTCATCAAGTGATGTATTGCCAGCTGATCGCACTATATGGGATAATGATTCGTTAAAATGTGTACCCGCACCAGTTACGCAACAAGTAACCGTTTAATTTTTCACTAATAACTAATATATTTAGTGTTGAACAATTTATCAAGTTAGAAATATAATGTGTATATAGATAGTATAATAAACACATTATGGGAAATTCAAGTAGTCGGTCACGAGGATGGTTTAATAGATGGCCCAATAGAGACAGTACAATCAATTATTATAATAATATTATAAACGTACAAAGAAAGGAATATGGTGGCAAAGTTGTAAAATTAGGCACTATAAAAAGTGGAAAGAACAGTTATGATAAAAAATCCACTGCCTATAATACCGAAAAACAAGGTTACATTGATGAGATCGGCAATGATGGAACTGATGGTAATGATGCTACAAATAGAGAATCTGATCTTGACAATGAGGAAGGAATCATAGAAAACACAGAGGGTGATATATTATCCAATAAAGCTATTATACGACAAAAACAACAATATTTAAGTAATGAACTTGCAACAGGCTATTCGATATATTTAACAAAAAAAAGTGTAGAAGATAAAGAAGACTATTTGATCAAAGATACAAAACAACGCAATTTAGATATATATAATGGAATGTCTCATACAAATCATTCATTGCAAAACACTATAACAAAGAACATGAATAATCAAACCACAGATCATTCAAAAGTATTTTACCAAATACAACAAACAGATGGAGTTAGAACGACAAACACAATTTTATTAATCATATATTTGATATTAGTTATTGCATATATACTATCACTATATTTATGGTCACCATTAACCGGGCTACGTATGAAACTGATTACGTTAATAATATTGTTATTATTCCCATATTTAACGTATTTTTATTACAATATAGATTTATTGATGTTTTTGAAATAAAATATCTATTTTTGTATATAGCTAGATATGGTTAGTTTTAAACAGTACATTAGTCAAACAAACCAAATAAACAGGTTAAAAAATCAAAGAAACGATTATAATAATAAAATAAATCAAACAAAGAGTGATATTACCAAATGGACAAGACTGTCAAATACAGCAAAGGAAAATAAGATAACGGCTTATAGAAACAAAGAAGACAAACGAAAATATCTAGAAGATTTAAATACTAAAATTGTGAATGCAGAATCAGAAGTGAAGCGTCTTGAAAGTATACGTGACGATTTAGATGATCAAATAGAGGGGTTAAACGGTATAATTACCCAATCAGAAGATGACCAACTTGATATGAAGGGTAAGACCGATGATAAAATGGCTACACTAACCTCTGAAAGTATACCAAACAATACTGATAAAAATATAGAATATTACAATAATATGCAAATGCAAAATAATATATTACAAGGCAATATTCAAGAGTTACAGAATGATTATACAACAAATGACCAAAAATCATTATCAACGTACAAACATACGGATTATTATGGTTATATAAAAACAATTCTATTCATTTTGTACTATTTGTTGATTATAATCTTCTTATACCTGGCATATTCAAGAGATTATATTAATAAAAAATTACTTATTGTACTTGCATTCGTTATAGGAACATATCCATTATATATTTTAAAAATAGAAATGTATATATATGATAGTTTCATGTATTTATGGGCATTGTTAAGAGGGACCCCATACCATAAAGAATAAAAATATAATTTATTTTTAGAAATTATATTTGAAAAGTTTTATTTACAAGTTATTTTCGTCAATACCATCATCATAATCATCTAATACATCGTCCTGCTCATTATCATCATTCTCCTGATACTTAATTTTTACACCGACCCACCTAGTATTTTTACTTCTACCATATACCCGATCCATATATTCATGTAAATCCTTAGGGCTGGGACCCTTTCCTCCATAATTAGTCTCATACCAACGATTAAATTCATTGTTAAGTTCCGTTTTTTGTACAGTTCCGCCCTTCTCACGAAGAATGCAATCACTTGCAAATTCAGATAAGTAATCCTGACTCTTTCTGTATTCATTACTCTTCTCCATAACAATATTACAATCATTTACTATGCCATTTGTCTTGCATGCATGATCAATCAACATAGACAAGAATACTTCTTTCCAACTATCAAACTTTTCATCAATTGATTTATCCAGTTTATATTGATAAGGTTTTTCAGCATCACCGCTAACTGGATTATCCGTAAAGAGAGATTTGAATGGAACTGCACGAATACGACGCCAAGTACCATGATCATTACTTTTTATTTCCATAAGTACATTACAAGTAACAACCAATTTAAATTGTGGGACGAATGAAATAGTTTGGGGCATATAAGGAGCACGACCTTGAATTGGATCTTTACCGCTAGTCAGCTGTTTCATAATACCTTCATTTATTCTGTCACCTTTTGATGGTTCTTGCATAACTGCATAGCGCTTACCTTTTAATTGTACAATTTCAGGAGCGAGACCACCAACTTTACCACGTCTATCAGTAACTAACGTTAGAGGTACATCGCCTTTATATTCACCTAGAATAATTTCCATGAGATTTACTAATACAGATTTTCCATTTTGACCACCACCAATATACATATTAAATGTTTGATTTGTAGATGTACCAAGAAGTGTTGATGCCAAATGATCCCACATATATCCACATAATTCTGGTTCTGGAAATAGCTTGTCCATAAAATCGTTAATCTCATCTATAATCTTTTGATGTTTTGCTGGATTTAACTTAATATATTCAATATTGGTTGTCATTGAAATATAATCTTCTGGATAACCAGTGCGAAATATTTTTTCTTTGAAATCAAATACACCATTCTTACAACAAAGTAAATATGGGTTTGCATCTAATTTGTTAATAAACGACCCATCATAGAACAATTCCATTGCTTCTCTCATAATATTATTTTTATCGTTAGTTCTTCCAGCACGTTGACAAATAGTGAGAATACGATGAGATAAGACCTTTTCTATATCATCTTCCTCTGCAATTGGTTCATCATTTGTATTAGAAGAT